TGGATAAACCCGATAAATCTGATATTCTCAACCAGAATATCTATGCTGGATGGAAAGCGCATTGGGCTGTTCAAATCTTGAACGCCAAGAAGGCTCGTGTTCTTAAGAGCAGAACTCGCACGATCAGCTCGTAACTCTTTAACTAGAGTCGTGACTTGGGGTACGTCCCCGCAAGTCTAGAGAACCCCCCAGCAATGGGGGGTTTTCTATTTACAGGATTAGCTATAACTGCTAAACAGATGGCATGCCAGCATACGAGTATCGTGAGGCTGACGGGTCTAAGACCATCAGAGTTCTTCCAGTGGAAGACAGGGACAAGTTCCCCAACAGGGTTACCGTACCTTCCAGCATTGCTTTTATCGGGACTGCCTATGATCCCACAATTACCGCAAACAAGATCAGGGCAGGGTACAAGGCTATCGAATCCAAGGGTGGATTCATCAAGACCCCAAGGCGTGTGTTTGAAAAGGCTTGGGGTAGCCACGACACCAAGACGGTTATGCGTAAGGGGACGGCAGTAAATGTCGTATAAAAGCCCAGCTTGGCAGCGCAAGGAGGGGAAAGATCCATCTGGTGGACTTAACGAGGCTGGCAGGCGTAGCTACAATCGGTCTACGGGAGGCAATCTAAAGGCACCAGCACCCAATCCAAAGACCGACAGCGATAGAGAAAGAAGGAAGGCTTTTTGCGCCAGAATGCTTGGCATGAAGAAAAAGCTGACATCTAGCTCGACAGCCAAAGATCCAGATTCACGAATCAATAAATCGCTGAGGGCTTGGAACTGCTAGGTGAAAGAGGGCAAGAAGTTCGGCGAGCTGGCCGAACAGATGTTCTGCTTGGAGGTTCTTAAGAGGGGCGGGGTTCCCTGTAAGCCTATTGGAGACTCCCAGCCATACGATTGGCTGGTTGTTTCAAGGGGTAGAATCTACAAGGTTCAGGTCAAAAGTAGCTGGATGACAGTGTTAAACAGGGTTGGATCTAGGTCTACAAGCAGGTGCAGGGTAAACGTAAGCCATAGGACATCTAAGAAGGCTGTATATAAAAAAAATGACATTGATCATATGGCTATATGGCTTGAGCCGTTTGGGTCTTGGATGATTATGCCCATAGCGAAACTTGGCAGTAAGAAGACCATGCAGGTACGGAGGGCTGATTGCGAAAGCCCCAGCTGGTCTCTTTTAGGTTTATAATAACTGCTCTTGACTGCTAAGAAGCTACCAATAGAGTACCCAAGAGATGCCGAATTTTACCAAAGGGAAGACATTTACCTCAACTGAGGAGCTGACAAACACGAAGCTCCATCAGCTTGTGGAAGATGCGAGCATGAACGTGACAGCCATCACAAGCCTCACAGCCCTTACAGATCCTGTTGCAAATACCGACACGCTTCCAATCGCTGATGACAGCGCAACAGCAATCCGCAAGGTTGCTGCCTCAAACTTTCTAAAGAAGAACGCCTCGGCAATCTTTGATGCGGGTACGACCAGAGTTACTGGTATTGCAACTCCAGTATCTGCAAGTGATGCCACGACCAAGGCGTATGTAGATTCTATTGCTGTGCTTGCTGGAAATTTACCCCAAGTAACCGCTGCGAATAATGGAGGCGTATTAGTTGTTTCTGGCGGAACTTGGACTGGAGTAGACTCAAATGCTATTGGCACTAGCCAGATCCAGCAGGGCGCAGTCATTGCCTCGAAACTGGAGGACAGCACAGTAGTGGCTGGAACTTATGGTGCCTCGACATCGATCCCGCAAATTACTGTTGACGCAAAAGGAAGGGTAACGGGCGTAATTCAAGTAAATGCAGTGCCAAGCAATTTATCTGTTAATACAGATCAGCTGGTAGACTCAGCTGTTAGGTCGGCAAAGATATATGATGGGGCGGTAACCCGACCGAAAATAGAAGATCTTGCTGTGGATAACGGTAAGATAGCAAACCTAACAATCGAGAACGGTAAAATAGCAAACTCAACAATCGAGCCAGCAAAACTAAACTCTGGTGGGGCACTTTTCTTTAGCGCAGCAGGCAATGTGGGTGTCGGCACGAATACGCCATCAACAAAGTTTCATGTAAACGGAGTTATCACTCACACCGCTGGGACTATTGGTTCTAACGCTAATGGGACAAGAACAGTTACATCAGTAACTACCACACCCACAGGCGGGGTAGATGGTGACATCGTATATGTTATTTAACCAATGCCGACTACATACATTAGAAATGGTGGAACTTGGCCGAAAGTAAAAAAAGCCTTCATAAGGAACGGTGGCGTTTGGTCTGAGATAAAGACTATTTGGGTTCGGAACTCGGGAGCATGGAGCAAATACTTCGTTAACCTAGTTACCGTAAATGTTGTTCAGTCACAGAATAACATAAACCTAAAAACCCTTTATGTTAACCAGACTGGCGAAAACCCGAGCAGTAGTGTTTCGGTCTTATTTAATATAAACGCAAATATGGGCAGTACCAGTGCGTCAACCCCATCTATTGTTACAGATTCATGGCCATCTGGATCTGAGATAACTATAAGCATTGCAAACGGTGTGTATGTTGCAGGGGCGGGTGGTGGTGCTAATACGGGGGGAGGTAGCGGGATTTCGCTGGGTCATAATGTTACAATAGTAAATAATGGTGTAATTGCTGGTGGCGGGGGTGGAGGTGGGTCTGTTGGTTATCAAGACAAGTCAGGTACGGGTGGATCGGGTGCTGGCCTAGTTAATGGATTTCTTTACAATGCAACAGCTGGTACAGGCTTTTCTGGCTCTATATTTGGATCTGCTTATTATGCCAACGCTGGTGCGGGTGGGGCTTTGGGTACTGCTGGTTCAGGTGCAAGCAGTAATTTGAATTTCGCAAGCTACGCCCCCGCTGGGGCAGGTGGTAGTTCCATACAGGCGAATGGCTACACTGCTACAATTTCTGGAAGCGGAAGCCGAATAAACTAGAAAGAAAATAAAATATGAAGCTATTGAAAAAACAAATAGGAACTATTAAATGACGCTCGACCAGATCGCCAACCAAGTCTGCATCAAGACCCACGACACATCAGTTGGGGCGGTGGCTGCTGTTAAAACATTTTGCAGGAATCGCTACCAAATGATCTGGGATAGCCAGCTTTGGGCAAACAGCATGGCTGTGACCACTCAGGCCATCAGCTCGGGAAGTTCTATTGTCACAATCTCCGACACGAACATGGATCTCCCCGTCGCAGTCAAGATCGGCACAACCGCAATCGACCCAGCCAACTACGGCTCGGCATTTATGATGGCACCAAGCTCTTTCACTGAGTCTGGCAACACAACATCCTTCGTGATCCTTTCAAGGTCTGACGCTGGAAATATCAGGCTTCAGCTTTTGAGTGCCCCATCTGAAAGCGGAACCCTTTCAGTTCTGTGCAAGACCAAGATCCGTGTAACAAACAACGGCGTGTCTGCCTATCGCTCAATGGAGCAGGATGACGATGTGTGCGTGATCAATACTGCAGAGCAAGCACTACTTACCCTTGTCGAGGCCGACATGCTGGAATACAAGCAGGCTTACGCCAAGGCTCAGGCCAAACAGTCTGAAGCCCTTACTCTTTTATCATTAGCCCGAAACGTCGAGCGTTCACAAGGTGCGTCCCGCTTCGAGGTTTCAGCTGCGTTTAACGGTGAGTGGAGCCGTGATGACTGGGACTACGGGGGAAGCACGATCAGCTTCCAATAAGCCATGCCTATTATTTTTGACGAAGCCCTAGATACGCCTCTGGTCTTCGACGGGCAGAGGCAGTTTAGCGGTGGGGAAGACTCTAACACTCAGGCGAGAATCTTGGGTGAGAACCAGTGTACCAGTCTGGTCAATGTCGAGTTAGACGAGAACGGGCTTGTTCATACTAGGCTTGGCCTTGTTCTTACTCCTTCCACTGGGGTTAACTCCTATATTAGCGGTCTGGCTTCCTACCGAAACACAAGCACAACGCAGATGGTTGCATTCTTTGGTGGGAATCTTAAGTACCTGTCAACTTGGGCTACTGGATGGCAGACTGGAGCATCATCTACATATACATCTGGGAATAGAGTCTATACGGCTACAGTAGCAGATAAGCTCTACTTTGTGGATGGCTCAGCAGCTGGTCAGCTGAAGTACTGGGATGGCTCTGCTGTGACCACCGTGCCAACAAGTGGCGCAGTATCAGCCCCTGCTGGGATTAATAGGTTAATCAGCACAAGGGGCAGGTTGTTTGCCGTAACCGAAAGCAATCCAGATACCCTTTATGTTGGTGATTTTCTGACATCTAACTTTGACACCATATTAAATGCGATAAGGATTGGTGGAGATTCATCTCCCATCACGGCAATCGTCGAATGGACTGGTGACCGTATCGCAGTCTTTAAGGAGAACAGGGTATTTGTTGTAAGTGGTATTACCCAGACTTCTGCGGGTGGTTTCTCAGTCGAAACAGTTGAGAACGCCAACGGTGCCCTGAGCCAGTCGGCAACGCTTAGGGTTGGATCTGATGTTAT